CCTGCCGCAGCGCTTCGATCACCAGTGCATCGCTCTTTCCTCCGCCTGCTGCCCCGCCGTACAGTGCTTCGTCCTCGCTGCGGCGCATAAAGGCTGCCTGCTTGGGCTGCGGCCGCCAGATGACCAGCCGGTTTTTATACAGTTCCGCTGCCATCCAGCACCACCTCCTGCTGCCCGCCCTCGTCCTGCCGCTCCATCAGCACCGCCGGGGCCGCGCTCTGGCCGCTGCCTTCGTCCTTCGGCACCAGTGCCGCAGCCTTTTCTGCTGCTGTCAGCAATACCGCTGTCACCTTGGCCGCGTCTTTGTCGCTCATGGCAAGGCTCTCGTATCGCTCCAGCTGCTTTTCCAGCTCGGTGCGCTCTTCGTCCGTCAGCTGCCGGTCGTAGGTCCCCGGTGCGCTGCGTATCACAAGGCCTGTCTCGGCAGCGTCCTGCAGGTTTTCTTCCTCGCTCTTCAGCAGCACGCCCAGCTCATAGTTTCTGGCCCGTGCATCCTCATCCAGACGCTGCTGCAGCTTTGTCCGTATCTCGGCGGCGCGCTGGTTCTCTGCTGCGCGCTGCTGCAGGTAGCTCACCTGTGCTTTTGCGCCCAGCGCCGCTCTGGCTGCGATCTCCCGCGCCGCTTCGGCCCGTGCTTTTGCAAATTCTCCGTCCGGCTTCTTTGCTTCCTCTGCCACCCAGCTGCGGATGGTGCTCTCCGGCACGCCGTATTTTCTCGCCACCGCACAGATGGAGTTTGTGCCGATCATGGCCATCACCACCTCGGCCCGCACCTTTGCCGGGTACTTTTTGCCCCGGCCCTGCCTGCCCGGCACGGTGTTTTTGCAGTATCTGCGCTCAGCCATGCCCGGCCCTCCTTCCTGTGCTGTTGCTTTCAGCCTACCACCAAACAGCCTGCAAAAACACTGCGGACATTTTGCGGTCGTCGCAGCGAGTACGGGTTGTGGCTCCCAGCGTCTGCTTCGGCCCTTGGGGCGGGCCTTGCATCCTGCTGGCCACGGCCCCAACAACTCCTCCCTGTTTCCGCCACTGGCGGCGGTCGTCGTTGTTGCATCACAAAACCACCGGATGCATCCGCACCCAGTGTTTCAGATCAGCCCCGCTTTTGCAGCAAACACCGCTGCCGTGCTCAGCGTTTCCAGCTCCTTGTGGTAGTAGGTCGTCCGCCCAATGTGCAGCCTTTCGATCGTTTCCGCCTCCGGCCGCTCTTCCAGATACCGCAGCCTGAGCAGAGCCGCACAGGTCCCGTCCGCCTCGGCATAGTAGTCCAGCACCTGCCGGATCACCCGTCCCCATGGGTCCGGCCCTGCGGCCGCACAGCCTGCCGCGTCCGCTGCTTTCTGCTTGCGCCCGTACTGCCGCAGCGCCTTTCTCACAGCCTTCTTCTGCTGTCTGGTCACTCATCCACCGCCTTTCACGGCTCTATCTGCTTTCCAAAATTTCCCTTCATTCGCAGTTTCGGCCCGTTTCCGTCACTGTCCGCGCATTTTTACGCTGATTTTGTGTATTTCTCCGCGTTTCGCGCAATTATTACACGCAAAATAAAATAATTTTATCTGTCAGGTGCGAACTTTCGCAAACCCTCTCCGCCGCAGGATCAGATACGCCTGCGCTTCGGTAGCCTCCCATCCGTCTGGCCGCGGCCTGTCCGCTTCGTACAGCTGTCCGGGGTCATAGATCATCACCTGTACCACCTCAAAACCCGGATAGTGCTGCTCCCACCAGTAGGCATTTTCTGCGCATTCGGTGCAGCCCTTGCGCAGCTGGCGTCGGCTCCACTTCGTGTCGCTGGGTGCCAGTTCTTCCGGCTGGCTCAGATTGCGTGTTTCAATGCAGGCCCGCTCTTTGTGGCCGTATATGTAGCCTATGGTCCCGTTCTTGCCCTGTCCGTCCACGCCCAGCAGCTTCTTCATGTCCATGCGGTCGGCGTTCATGGTGCCCAATGGCTCGTACTCGCCTGTTCCCGGCACGCGCCGCCGCCACAGATCTTCCAGCATTTCGCGCCATTCCCGCCGGTCGGCAGCTCCCATCCCCACACATTCGGCAAAGCCGTGCATGTGCAGCCGTCCAGCTTCGCCTTTGCGCACAGCCCATAGCATCAGCCGTATTTTGTCCCGGCTCACACCAAAACGCTTTACCGTGGCACCGATCACCCGCCGCTTGTAGTTCTCCACATCCCGCCTGCAGGCTGCAAAGTCCTCCGGCAGATAGGACTCTTCGTATGTTCCGGTCAGGAAAAAGCCGTCCCGGCCAAAGTTCGCAATGGCCTTGCGCTGCTTGCGGCGTAAGCTGGCGTGCTTGTTCCGCTCTTTCTGGCCCCGGTCGCTCTCCTTGTGCTTCTTGCCGCGCCTGCGGTGCTCCTGATCTGTCACTGCATAAACGCCAACGGCCATGTACTCGCTGCCGCACCGGTATTTCTTTTCCCGAATGTAGCTCTTCTTCATCTGGCCGTCCTCCTGCATCGGTATGCTGCCGGTATTTGTTTTCTCTTCTGTGCCCATCACCGTCACAGAAATAACGGGTATACTAGCTCCCCAAAGCGCCCACCCCGGACGCTGTAAAAAGCGGTTCATCCTGCTATAAAATAAATGGTATAAAGGCTCCCGCCTGCCGCCGGTACGCTCCGGCAGCACCCGGCAGACTTTATCCTGCTGCGCTGTCGCCAAAGCCCCCGGCATCCTTTTGCCAGGGGCTTCCTCTGTTATCTTTTTCGTCTGCGCTGTCCTTTGTGCGCCATCCAGCCTTCCTTTACGTAGTCGCTCCGGTTCACTCTGTCCCGGGATACCATGTCCTTTGTGTAGGCTTTTTCTGCTTTCACCGCAGCCGCCCATGCCTTGTACTTTTTGCACGTCCCATGGCACGCCGGGTTCCTTCCCGGACAGTCTGGTTTGCAGCACCATGTGATCATGCCGGTGCCTCCGGTTTCCCGGCTGCAGCCCAGTAGCCATAGCTCAGCTCTTTTTTGCCTGCTTTCCGGACCGCAGCGTTGTAAAGGCACAGCTCATGCACAGCACGCTGCAGCTCGTCCGGCTTCTCAATTCCCGTGATCGGTGGCCTGCTCTTTTTCGGCACGCTGCTTCTGGCTCCCGGCGCATTGCACAGCACGCCCCGCCGTATCCTCTTCCGTGTCAGGCCGTAAATGCCCTGCGGCCTGCAGTGCCCGGCATAAAAAACATTCGTCACGGTCTGTGTGTTCTTAAACAGACCCTTTTCTACCAGCTCTGCGGCCGTACCTTCGTGCAGCAGGTTTCCGTCCGCGTCAAACATGCTGTAAAACCATACCTCCCGCATCTGGGTGCCGGTCCTGTGGTCCGGTTCTGCTTTCGGCTTTGGCTGCTTTTCTTCCCGTTCTAGCCGCCACTTTTTCGGCTTTGCCTTTTTCTTCTTCTGGTGGGCATAGCCTGTGCATACGCTTTCAGCGCGGTTGTAGTATCCCTGTTCCATCAGCTCCTGCGGTGTACCTTTTGCACGCAGTGCTCCGGTCTTTGCATCGTACAAACTGTAAACGTATTGCTTGCTCACACTCTTCCTCCATACAGTTCAAACTCCGCACCGTCTTCGGTGATCAGCACCCCGCCGTCCAGCGCTTTTGCCAGCTGCTGCAGCCTCTGGGCGCTCAGCTTTTCCAGCCCGCCGGGCTTGCACCATCGCCGCACATCAAGCGGCCTTGTGGCCAGCATCAATGCCAGCGTGCTTTCATTTTCGCCACGGTAGATCATGGCTTCCTTCAACGTCATCTTAAACGTCTCCTCTCCCAGCTTTCCGGCGCAGCTGCCTGCTGCAGAACTGCCTCGATCTTCTTTTTGATCTCACCCGGTGCCAGCACTGCCGTGCCTGCAGGCGCAGCGCAGCGGCCCATGGCTCCGGCCATGTTCCGCCGGAAGAAAGCATCTTTCTGTTCCTCATAGTCCCGGTCTGCCTGTTTTGCCCGCTCTTCGTCCGGGATGTCTTCCACAATAATGTCGTCGGTCTGCAAAGCGTCGCAGGCACAGCGGCGCAGGTGCTCCATGGCAACATCCAGCCCGTCCGCACGGCCTTCTTCATTCACCTGCCGGTAATTGGCAAGAGTCTCCTGCTTCAATCGGTTCAGCCGCCCGGCACCATATCCCAACAGCTCCATGCAGGCCTTTGCGTATAAGGTCCATACCATGCTGGCGGCCACATCGCCCGCCATGCGCAGCTGCTGCTCCCGTCGGGTACGCGGTGCACGCAGCACCGGCACCCGGAACTCCGGCTCCACGCCCTCCGGCATCCAGTTGTCCCGCATCGCCCTGCTCTGGTCGGTGCTGGGCATTCCTTTGCCGTTCGCCTGCATGGCAATGTTCAGACTTTCCAAGCCCAGCTCTTCGGCACGCAGCTCGATCCGGTTCAGTCGGTCCTTGCCCACACCAAAGCACTGGTGCAGCGCAATGATGATGCACCAGCGTGTCATTTCCGCAGTGCCGTCCCGCGTCAGATCCAGCTCCTGCCGCAGGTTCATTTTCTGCTTCACTGCTGTTTCACTCCTTCCCGGTACTGCTCAAACAGTGCGATCCAGTCCTGTGTGCTCAGCTGTTTGTCCCGGCTCGCTTCGCTCAAAAGCCGGTATGCACTGCTTTCCTTGTCGGCCGGGTGCTGCCAGTCCAGCTTTTTCAGCTCTTCGGCCATCCGGGCACGGTATTCTTCCAAGATCATCTTCGTTTCCCTTTCACGGCTCCCCGCGGTCGTTCATCCAGCTGGCGGCCAGTGCTCTGGCATCCGCCAGCTTGTCGCACAGCATGTTCACCGCGGTTTCCTTCATCCACTCCGGCAGCTGGTCAGCCTGCAGCAGGGCCGCACCCATGTCCCGCACAAGCTCTTCACCGTACTGCTCCATCCGCTGCCAGATCTCCGTTTCTTCCGGTGTCATGTTCATCGGCGGCCGCATCTCAGCCCGCCTTTCTCCGGCTTTTCGGCTTCACCGTGTCCGCCGGGGCTTTGTGTGCCTTGTTGCCTTTCCTGCTTTCCTTGTCCGCACAGCAGCCAAGGCCCAGCATGGCCAGCGCTGCCGCCAGCAGCACCAGCGCCGCAGCGGCCCAGCCCAGCATTTCCCAGCCGTTCGCGCTGTGCTCAATGCCGCTGGATACCAGCAGCGCGCCAATGGCCGTCACCATAGCTGCCATGTACCACAGGCTTGCCCGGATGGTTGCTTTCAGTTTCACTTGTGTTTCCTCCTGTTTCGTGTTAAACTTCTGGTGATAGTGGCTCAAAACTATCACCCTGTAAGCTCGTCGGTGTTCGCTGCACCGGCGGGCTTTTTGTTTGTTCGGTCCAGCGCCCCCTGCTCCAGCGCCGCATTCTTGTCAATGCGCCACAGCCGCGGCCCCACCTTTTCGGCAGGCAGCCGCCCGGTACGGCACATTTTCTGTACGGTCTTCAGGTTCACACCCATCAGCGCAGCATACTGCGCCGGACTCAGATATGCCGGCAGCTGCCGCGCATCATAGATCCGCGCTTTTCTCATATTACGTCTGCCTCCTCAATCCGGGCTGAAGGTCTGAAACCGGCATTCTTCGCCCGTTTTCGCTTTTATGTACCCGGCATTCTCTGCATCCGCCAGGCTGTAAAAGTCAAATTTTTCTTTCAGGCACGCCAGCACCTTCCGCTGCATCGGCTCCGGCACGCCCGCCTGCCGCATCGCCATCAGGCAGTATCCCATGCAGGCTGCATTGCTCCACGGTTCACTCAGCCCTGCCAGTGCCTGCATAGCGTATTCTTTTTCCATCATTGCTTTTCTCCTTTCGTGCACTTCTCCTCCTTGACAAAGGCTCCCTCCCCGAGGGAGCTGTCGGCGCAGCCGACTGAAGGAGTCTCATGCGCTCTTGCCACTTCTCCCTTTCCTGTGCTACAATCATCTCAAAATAGGAAAGGAGGTATTTTCATGGCATCACAGTTTCAAATCCGTACCAAAGATATCCCATTGCTCGTTCGTGCGCTGCAATCGCTCGAAACTGTACCGGATACATGGTTCGGATCTGTAGACGACCCTTCTTTGATCTCTGAAATGAAGAATGCTGCCCGCGCCCTTCCGGTCAAACTGCGGCTCAAGACTCTTCAGCTGTCAAGCCTCGATGTTCTGGCTCTGCAGCAGGCTTGCTGCTATCAGTGTTTAGAGTGCAAGCTTTCAAGGCAGGACTACAAACTGCTGGAAGACTATTCAAATCAGTTCGCAGCACTTCTGGCTTCTGGCAATCTTGGTATGTTACAGTAAATATCTTGCCTTGCGCGCCATTCATAAGCGCTGCTCTCTGTGCCCGCCTCAGGCGGGCTTTTTCTTTGTTTTCGTCCACATCCTCTCTCCTTTCATCTCTCGATCCACAGGTCCAGCCCGGCCGCTGCCAGCAGCACACCGGCAAACACCATGGGCGGGTAGCTGATCCACCATCCCACATTGAACACCACCGATCCGATCAGCCCGATCAGCAGTGACCACTTCCGGCGGCTCATGCGCTCTTCTCCGGGGTTGCGGGGTGGTCAATTCCGAAAAGTTCATTCGGAGTAACTCCCAGTGCCTTACAAATCGGTACAACATCATCTGATGTCAGCCGCTTCCTGCCACGTAGCAATGCGTTAAACTTCTTCGGGTCATACCCTGCTGCCCTTGCCACCGCAGATTGTTTCAAACATTTTTCATCAATGATTTTGTAAATCATGTCCGTTGCACTCATTCCATACGCTCCTTTCATGTACAAGTTTCTTGGACATTTTTACAGTAGCACAAGTTTCTTGTTTCGTCAAGAGCTTTGTACAAATTTCTTGTACTTTTGTCTTGACTTTTCAAGACAGCACCTTTATACTGACCATAGAACGACAATTTTAGGGGGTG